ATTTACTAAAGTCCATATGGGCCAACTCATGTTCGGTGTAGTAGAAATTCATTGAGTCCATTTCCCATTTAGCAAATGTCTCTTGGCCACCATATTCATTGAACAACATAATTGTTTCGGCGTCAAAGATTTTAGCCAAAAGTTCTTGTTTATTTTCTTTTAAGAACGCTCTAATACTATTCATAGAATTATCGTAAAAGGCTTTCCACTTATCTGTTGACATTACTACCCAAGAGCCAAATAATTGAGTTAGTTCTTCCTGTCCAATTTTAGTTAAAAAGTTTTGGGCCCGTTCGTCCAAGATTGTCATTTCGCCACTAACTGTCAACACTTCTTTCACGTAACGATTAAACTCATAAATACTCTTCTCTTGGTTCAGCGAATCTGGAATTAAGCCTTGTGCCACTAAAAGTCCCGTTTGGGCAATGGTTAAGTTTTTACGTTTTGGTGTTGCTAGTTTTGCATATTTTAATAAAGAAACTTTTCTGTTTTCGTTATCAATTTTTCTAAATGCTCCAGATTTAATTAATGTTAGCATTTGGGTTTTATTTGGTTTGGCCCTAGTATAGAAATCTTCCAGAGAGACATAAGGTCGTCCATTGATAATTGTTTGAATAAAATCATATCCAACTCCACTTAATGAACGTAAACCATATGAAATATAATCTTTTTCTGGGTTTGGATGAAAGTTGGCTACAGATTCGTTAATATCAGTTAACTCTACTTTAATGCCATGGTTAATTGTGGCTCCAAGGGCAACGGCCATCTTAGAATAATCAGTAGAGGAACCTGTTTCGTCGCCAGAGTTTACAATTAAACATCCTGTATTCCAATAAATTGGTTCAAATCTAGTATACAAATTTAATTCTTGCAATGCAATACCCGAATAAGCGAGGGTATGTAAAAGGGAGAATGAATACCCTAATTGAGTTTCTACTGCTGTTTTCCAGATATAATTGGTTGCATTTAAAGATAGCTTTGAGCTTGTATAAACTTGATTTTTAACTTCTGGAATTTTAGACATTTGTTTCTTACCAATTACTTTCCGCAGAGCGTTGGCTTCAGATTCTGTAAAACCACAAATATTTTCGTCCATCACCAAAAGCATAAGTTGCTCTTGGGCATTTAAAACTCCATAAGATGGGAGGTAGTGAGGTTCGATTATTTTAACCTCTTCTTCTGTTAATCCAGCTTCATTCATTTCATTATACCAAAGTTTAATATTATGTTTAAATCGGATATATTTATCTAGTGGTAATTCTTGGCCAGGTTGGGCCATAAGTCTCATCAAAGAGTTTAAATCGGCTACTTCTTTTAAATCTTTTGGTTTTGCATTTCTCATGGCCTGTTTACCTACGGCGGTGTCTAATTGAAAAAGGTCTATCACTTTATTGTCCCAAGATGGTTTCCAAACCTCTTCATCATAGTTAAGCACACTTGGGTGCAAATACTTATCGTAAGTGGCTTTTAAGCTTCCTTGCCACTCCATCTTCTTATCTTCAATTAACAAGTCCATTGTGGCACGTAGCTTATCTAAGGACTCCACACTTAACATATCCATCTTAAGACTTCCCATTGCATCACTATCATGATATTCCCATTGCGTAATTCTAGTTCCACTAGGCGTTTTCATCATTGCATTAATATCAGTATAATCGTGTGTATAGTAATACTGACCAGAAGCATGAGAACCTCTACTTTTAATTAAGCCTTCAATAGCTAAAGCTGTTTCTAGATATTTAGGATATTTTTGAATCTCTTCTACAAATGGTTTATTTGGTGCTACGCCTTTATCTATATCTCCATAAACAGTTTCATACAAGGATTTATCAAAACCACGTTCATTAACTATTAAACCACTAAGATAGCTTGAAACATCATCTGGTATTCCCAATCCTCGTGCTGCTGTTGCAATAGCCGACTTGGCTTTTTCTGTTCCAAAAGTTGCAATATTTAAAACCATATCTTTGCCAAAGAATGCTTTCATAGCCTCTAGAATCTCATTCCTCTTAGAACCTTGCGAGTCTATGTCGACGTCCATGTCACCCCTAATTTTCATTAAGGCATAGACTATATCTTCTTATTTTAAAATCTAAAATAAGCAAATGCGCTTCGGAATAGTGCTTATCTCTATTCCTACGAGTTAAAACTCTAGTCGTTACACGTTTTTAATTCAAAAACCCCTGTTTTGCAATATTTCATTAAGCTAGTTTTACTAGCCCCTAATTTTGATGCGTAAACGCAAGCTTCAATCTTAGAGTTAAATTTACCTATCTTTTGATTATTCTGATATAGTTCTACTTTCTTAAAATTTCTTGTAGCTCCTAATCTTTTATAGGTTTGATGAACATTGTTCTGAATTGTTGTCCACTCTAAATTTATTAATTTATTGTTTAACGGATTATCATCTTTGTGATGAACTACAGGATAGTTATTAGGATTATCTAAAAAAGTAATCGCAATTAATCTATGAACTAAAAATTTTTGAGCTTTATTATTCATAGATAGTTGAACTTGCTGATATGGACTTGTAGTTCCAGACCAAGTTTTTAGTATTCTTGGTTTTTTCATTTTAAAACTCCATATATTGCCTAAAATATCTGCTTTATAGTCTCCGTTATATCCAGGTATATCTTTAAGGGTTTGTATTTTGATTTCCTCCTTTTTTTATAAAAAGGAGTTTTTGAATTAAACTTCGCACGGTATTACCTGCTATCTATTTCTAGACCGTAGGCTCTCTTAGAAAGTGGCTTCGTCTTTTTGTATAACCTATCATCTTGTTGTAACACTTGGATAGTAGTCTTATTCAACTTTTACCGTTAGCCTATTATTACAATAGACACCCCTGAGCAGGGTTCACATTTGATGCCCAATATCGTTTAGGCAGCTCTGCTCTGTGTTCACTTAAATGACGCCAACTTAAATCACCAAAATATTCTAGTGGGTCAATTTGAGTAATATCTAATAACCAATTTGATAAAAAACCTAATGCAGAACCACGACTAATACCAACCAAAGAATTACCTTCATTCCATATAATATCTATAATTTTTTGTGCAGTATTATAATAAGAAGTCATTGGTTGTTTTAGTCTTTCAGAAACCTTAACTAATGTATTAGATTCAATATCCAATTGGTTTAGATAGCGAGCATTATTCTTTCCTCGTTTAACAAGCTCGTTCAAACAAGTAGTAGACCAATATCTATCTTGTTCTTCACTACTCTCCAATAGAGAGGTAAGATACTTATACGGGGCCAAATCCTCTTTTGTATATTCAGAGGAGAGAGCTGGAGGATTTACCGGTACTCTTGGGATTTCTTGCTCGTGGCTTAAGCTATAAGATTCTATACCAGAACGAATTTTTTCTAGGTTATCCACCATTTGCCCAAACTCATCTTCTGAGAAGTCTAACAGCAAATATTTTTTAACCTGTTCTGTTTGCATCATATAGGCAGTCCAATAGAAATCATCAACTTCTCTTTCTGCTTGTTTACTATTTAAATAAGCTTTATGAATTTCTCTATCTTCTTCTGATAGATAATGGCTATCTGTTGTAAAGATTACAGGCACGTTCATCGATTGGCCCAAGACCCAAGTTCTTTTATTCACATATCTTTGTTCTTCTGAACTATTGGGGGCAATCTCAAGATAAAAGTCATCGGCGCCAAAAACATCTAGATTCCAATTAACAAAGTCAACGACATTTTGTTTCTGCTCACTTATCTGCTTTTGGGCGTCAGGAATAGCCCCAGGAGCCTCCTCAATGGCTTTAATTCTTAGAAAGGCCTGTGCTTCATAGCTACCAATACAAGCCGTAGAAGAGACAATATGGCCCCTCCCATTCATTCTAACCATAATATCTTTTAATTGTTCTCTTGTGATAGGAGTTCTAACTAAACCTCTATCCGTAAAACTATTCTCCCAAGCTTGTGAAGAAATCATTCTTAGTATCTTATGACCTAAAGCTGTTTTTGCTGTTAACAAATGATGATAATATTTTTGTCCAGGCTCTAAATCTTCTGTTAGGTAAATCTCATCACCAAGAGCGATAGTAAAGTCACCAAGTTTATCTTCGTTTTGAAGTTTATCTCTGTAAGACAGTAATTTATAGTGAGAACTTAAACATTCATGTTCAGTTATGGACATCCCTGTTAGGCCTATCTCCATGGCTCGGTCGACTAAATCTTCTATTCTATTAATAGAATCTGGAAATCCTCTGCTTGCGTTACTATATGATGTGTGGTTATGGCCACTAAAATAACACATATATAAACATTCCTCCTTTTTATCTTATATAATAATTATAACATATATCGCAAAAAAGGTCAATCCGATTTTGTGCTAGTCGAACCAACCTTAATTATTTATTTAGATAAGTCCCAAATAGGGCTGAGTTTATCATATCCTAGTACCAGTTTATCGGACGAGCGTGTCACCATAGTATATAACCATTTTTGGTGGTTGATTCCACGAAGTCTTTCTTCAACCCCAAGAATTTTGGGTTGTTCAGAACCTTGAAATTTATGAGTAGTTACTGCATAACCATAGTCTAAATAGTTTATTGCTCTATACCCTTTGGCGAATTGGTCAACTATATATGAAGCTTGCCCATTGACAAAAGGAAGCACATCGTATTTAACTCCAGTAAAAGAGACAGGGGCAAAATCGGCAATAAAGTTTAATCGGGCCAACTTAATATCTTTACCAATTGAGCGACCCATTCTCTCTTCTGTCTGAAGAACTTCGCCCGACTTAGTAACAAAACCAATTAAACCATTAACTAAAGGAAAAGTATTGTCGGAATCTAAAAAACTCCAGTTGTTTCTAGTAATAATAATTTTATCTCCCTCTTGGGGTTTTGGGTCAAAGCGACCCTTTGATTCTCTAATTACATGATTATAAATGTTTCTTGTTTGATTACTTCCGCAGATGACCTGGTCGGCCCAATTCAGCATACTAAGAGTTATCTCTTCTTTTGGAACCATAATAACATTATCATCAGAAAATGGTTTAATTTTTTCTCCTCTTCTAATCATATGGGCCAAACGAATAATGCTATTCCCCTCTGCTTGGCGCATAACCTCATCTAAAAATATATCTGGATTATCTAACATATGGTTATCTTCTCCTACTGGAGGAAGCTGGCCGGGGTCGCCCATTACTATTGTATGAATACCAAGAGAGGCAACATCTTTCAGGATTTTGTTTGGAACCATTGAAATTTCATCAATAAGAATAAGTTTTATGCTAGTAAACTCTTCTACGGGTTTTCTTTTATGGATAAAATTATTTCCTATTTTAGTAGTATTATAAATCATTTTGTGAAGTGTCCGAGCTTGTGGGAACCCTACTTGAGATAACCTTTGTGCAGCTTTTCCTGTGAAAGACCCTACTAAGTATTGTTCCGGGGTTAAGTTTAGGGCTTTAATAATATATTGAACTAAAACACTTTTACCAGTTCCGGCCAAACCACCAATAACTGTATGAGTATCATTTCGCTTATATTTTTTTATGGCTAAGTCTAATCCCTCTTGTTGCTTTTTTGTTAGTGTAATATCCAAGCCTAATCTTCTCCCTTCCATGTGTTAGTAATGTTTAACATTAAATTGGCTACAGTCAAGGGGCCCACTCCTCTTGGGACAGGGGAGATGTTTTTGACTAATGGCTCTACTTCATCGAAATCAACATCGCCACACATATGACCATCGACAAAGTTTATTCCCACATCAATTACAGTCATATTTTTGTTAACAAATTCTTTTGTAATAAAGCCGGGCTTGCCCACTGCAGAAATTAGTATATCACAATTTCTAGAAAGTGATTTTATGTTTTCGGTTTTTGAATTCATGGAAACAACCGTTGCGTTTTTACTTAACAACATATGAATCAATGGTTTGCCCACTAAATTACTACGGCCAATAATACCTACTGTTTTGCCTTCTATCGGGATATTATAAAATTCAAGCATTTGAATAATACCTCTAGCGGTACAAGGTACTAACATATAGTCTAAGTCTTGAGAAGAGGTCATGTTATAAAGTATACCAGCGTTTTCTTCTTTTAGTCCGTCGATATCTGCTCCCTCAAAAATAATTACTTTTTCGATGGCCTCTTCTAGACTAGGAGAACCAGCTGGAAGTTGTAAAAACACTCCCGTAAAAGTATTATCTTCTAAGGTTTCAACTAAGTCTAACAATATAGCCGCATGAGTTTCTTTTGGGCCATATTTTTTTAACACCGCTTCAATTCCTAGTTCGTTCATTTTTTTCATTTTGTTTCTGATATAGGTATTGCTGGCAGGGTTATCACCAACTTGTATAATCATAATCTTATTATCGTTATTAGTTTCTAATCTTTTTCTTACTTTTTTATAAATTTTATCTGCTACTGGCTTACCTAATAATAGCATATTTTTCACTCCTTATATAACTCTTTATATTTATTATATCATAAATAAGAAAAAAGGTCAAGAAGATTTTCCTTGACCGGGGGTATGTTTTGGGAAAGTAAAAGACAAGATATTTTATTTCTACTTTTTTACAAAAATTTTACTGGAGCTATATTTTTTAAACTAACAGGGCTCCGCAAGCGGCTAAAAAATATACTTAACAGAGTTCTTAACCTCTAGTTCTGATACATATACTTGATAGTAGGTTTCTCCTTTGTAGGTTGTTTTTTTAATTGTGCCCACTACATCAATTTTAGATTGACCATTGCCGCTAAGTTTTTGGGCCACCTCAGTAGGCACCCCTTTAAACTTAATAAAGCGTAACTGTCCTGCCGAGAATGTTATCTTATGGTCCCCAAAAGAGCCACCAACCTCAACGGTTTCTTTTTGTATTGGAATATTTCTAATGGCGAATATTGGTTCTTCTAGTCCTCGTGCCCAATAGGTAGAGTATCTAATGATTTCTTTTAGGTTGGTCATACTTAGATTGGCCCAATCAATATCAAAATCTAGTTTAAACACTGGCTCAAAAACTATACCTTTTAGTTTAGAATTAAAATAACTAATAATCTCTTCTTTTTTATCGGCTTCAAAAGCAAAACCGTGGGCTGCTTCATGTCCTTCTGCAAAATCAAATAGTCCGCTGTCTTGTTCAAACTGTTTCATTTCACTTAGGTCCGATTTGTCGTCCCCTCGAGCCGAGCCACCAAACATTGAACAACCGTCTTTATCGAAGTAGGTTCCTACTAGTGTAGGTTTTTTGTATTTACCAACGAACTGATTTGCAATAAGTCCAGTAAATGTTCTTGGATATTTATTCTCGGTGTCTAGAATCAATATCTGATTGTCAATTAATTTCTCGTCCACTACTTTAGACTCTAGTTCTTCAAAAGCTCTATTTCTAATTCTATCTTGTCTTGATTTTATATTGTTCATTTTTCGAACGATACAGCCTTGGATAGTTTCAGTATCTCCATTTTTGGCGCCACGTTTAGTGCTTTGTATTTTCTGTGGCTCTTGGGTCGTAATAGCACTCACAAATTCTTGTTTCTCTTCTAGTGTACCAACCCTTGTCATTGCATTAATTAATGGAGCTATATAGAAAGATATTCCAGTTGGAGTAACTTGGTCTCCAAGGTTAAAACTCTTAGCCTCATATAATGTTTTAAGAAATGTATTATAAATATTTTTCATTCCCATTTGAGAAATGTAAATAGTTTCTTCTGTATTAATCTCAATCATATCGGCCAAATTAGCAATTGCTGCCATATCAAAAAAGTGAGTAAAGTTTTCAAACCCATATAAACTATCATACAACTGGGCGAATTTTAAACAAACTCCTCCACCGGCTAGTTTTTTATTTGGATAATCGTCTAAGGATATATTGACCATAGTTGCATATGGAGAATATTCTTTTGCATCATGGTGGTCTAAAATAACAATAGGGATATTCCATGTATCTACAATCTTTTTGTGTACGTCCTGTTCGTTAGAAGAGCAGTCTGGAGCAATAATTAAATCGAATGTATCATCAATAAGTTCTGGGATAATTCCGTGACTTTTATCCTCATGAATAAATAACTCTAATCTGGAAGCTTGGTCGGGGTAACACTCTGCTAAATAGTTGTGCATAATGGCTGAGCTCATATATCCATCAGCATCTGGGTCTTGTACAATTCCAATCTTACCTTTTTTGTTGAGAATAATATCATTTACAATTTCACAAACATCTTTTAAGTTTTTTATCCCTAGGGGGTCCATAAGGGCACCACTATTCAATTTTAAAATACTATTTGGGTTAATACCTCTATTTATAAAAATATTTTCTATGCTATCATTATTTGCTCCAATAAGTTCTGTTTTCAAAAAACATCATACTCCTCATCCTCAATTATATTAGAGATATTATCCCAGATTGTTTCTGGCCTAACCTCTGCTTTTAATACTTCATATTCTCTTCTATTGTTGTAAAGTTCTACAAACGTCTCAAAACCTTTATCTACTGGGGCGTCTCTGTAATCAGTTAATAACCTCTCATCAAAGATAAAGGTTATTTTAATATTATCTGGATTGTCTCCAAATCTATCATTAATACTTCTGTATATTTCTAAAAGTTCAATAAACTCCTGTGAACCAACTTTCTTAAACTGTCTGTCAAAAGCAAATACTATTTCTTTAACTCCTAATGATTTCAATAATTCATACTGATGCCTAGAAAAGTGCATTCCAGAAGTTGACACGCCTATATTATTATAAGGAGAAAAAATGTCATCCATAAGCATAACTGACTTTTCTCCCTCTAGTACAATTGCTTTCTTTTTCTTTTTTATTGCATTTTTATTAAATGCTAAGCCAAAGAGATAGAAAGATAGTGGAGAGCTATAAATAATTCCATTTCTTTCTAGTGGCCTATACTTTCCTCTTTGCTCGGCCATCTCTTTGTTAATAAGTCTTTGTCTGATTCCGACAAAGTTATAGTCCATATCTAGGTGGGGAAATGTTATTCCACTCATAGAATAATTATATCGAACATTATATCTATATTGAGTTTGGGCCGAAATCCCCTCGGCCACCCAATCATCTACGACCACTCTTGGGAGCGACAAATACTCCTTTTTATCATAGTGGAATAATTCTGGTTTTACATATTTCTCATTTAAATCGTTTAAGTCTATTCTTGTAGAAGTTTCACTGCTACCAAGAGTGATGAATGATTGAGAATTTACATACTTATCTATGGCTTCTTCAATAGATAACTCTTCATTATTTTCTATTACATTCATTTTACTGAGCAGCTGAAAAATATCAAACCGGCCACACCCTGTATAACAATAAAACAGCTTTGTGTTATCGTAGTAATATAGTTTGTGACTGCCCTCTCCTATGTGATTGTGACAAGCTGTCTCGAAAACAAGTTTTCCTTCATCTAACCAATTTCCTTGTACACCTAGACTGGACAAAAAATTTAAAACATCTTCTGGACTCATACCATCTTTAATAGCATTTTTGTCTCTTGCGAAATTATCTGCCATAGTTTCTTCCTACTTTACTTCTTATTTTTATTATACACTTAATTATATCATATAATAAAAAAGAAGTCAAGATAATATCATCTTGACTTCAGTCTTAAAAACCACTTTTTAGGCTATCGACAGTAAAATTGTTGCGACGTTCGGCAACTTTTTCGGCTTTCTTTTTAACCTTAATTGTTTTTGCATCGACGCCAATTGGAATATTATTAGAGTCCGTTAAGAACAATCCTTGACACGTACAGGTACCTAAGTCGACATGACACCATAGTTTAGTTCCGGCGTATTTGCCTCGACGTACTTTATAAAAGCTCATAATATAGTTTGGCTTCATATAGCCAGCACTAACAAATTGGTCAACAAAAGGTTCGTCTATTGGGCGCACACGAGTGGCCACTATTCCAATATCTAATCTATCTGAAATAGCTTTTGAACCTCTTAACAAGTTTTGATTTAGCTCTCCCTCTTGCCAATCTCCATTAAGCTGCGTTCCACTCATTATAAAAACCCCAAGAGTGTTAGCAATGTCTTTTAATTTGGTGGCCAACATGAATAGTATTTGGTCTTCTCTAAGTTTTGTTCCGTTTGATATAGAAGAAATTTCTTGCAACAATTTCATTGATACATGAATATAATCAAAGTAGAATTGTTCTACATCATTTTCTCTATAATATTTTCTCATAGTTGCTTCAATTTCAGTTATCCCAAAATCGGTAATAATTTCAAAATACAGTGGAGTACCCTCAAGGATTTTAATCGCTTCTTTTAAAATTCTTTCTTCATCAGCGTCAAATCGGCCATCAAGAATTTTTTCTTCTTGAATGCCAGTCATGAAGGCCAGCACCATAGTTTGACACTCTGTTTCGTCTAATTCAGTAGATATTAACAAAGTAGGAATTTTATTCCCATTATCTTCCCATTGTTGTTTTTTCTGGTTATACCTTTTATCAATGGCACTATTAACGGCCATTGACATCATTATTCTCGTTTTACCCGCCCCCGTTGGGGCGCTAAATAAATAAAATTTACCTAATCTATTTCCTCTTGTAATGGTATCCATTAATTGAATAGGACTAGGACTACCATAATCTGGAGCTTCCTTAAAAGAAGAAAGTAAATCTTCTAGTCCTTCGGCCACTTGAATACTTTTTGTTCTAGCATTACTTGTAGCACCATCAATTAAAACTTGAATAGAGTCTGAAATCTCACTAGCTATATCAGATAAGCTTGTATTATCTAACCATTCTTGTTGTGATTGTAATAGGTCTCTGTTGGGGGTGTCCCAATCATAAAACTGCTTTACATTAACTCCATGTTGCTCTAGCGTTCTTAATAGAGTCATTTTCTTAGTCATATTAAAAGCTGGCTCAAAAGCTTCAGCGTCGCCAGTCTCTGCTAGTCTACCAAAGAAAAATTCCCCTTGTTTTACTGTATGGTCCTCAATTTTTATTTCTGAATTAAAGAAATTACTTAGTTGAGGCCGTCCCTGGATATACGCTTTGATAGCACCATCAGAAAAAGTAGAGTGCCCAATAGAGTAGAGATTATACATAATTGAGTAAGCTATTTTTTGCATGGTGTCGGAAAAATCATTTTCTGTTAATGCCTGGGTATCGGGTCGGTCAAATAAAGTGGGTCGGTCGTAAAGGGCCCCCAATAACATATTAACCATATCTCTTCGATAATATCTGTTATTCTCGGCCATCTTCTACCCCCTCAAGCATTGACTCAATATCTATTAAGTTTTCTTTCTTTCTTGTCTCTTGGGGTTTCACGACTACTTCAACTTCCTTTACTATTTTTTCATCTTCTGGAATCTCTTTTAAGCTTTCTGATAAAGCCCTTTGCAATGCCCAGAAATCTTTTGCTTCGTTATATAAAAATGGCAATAAAGCTATACCAGATTTACTATCAACCTTTAGCTTTTTAATTCTTACCATATAGATAAGAGTTCCATAAAGGCCTGAAATAGTATATCTGCCGCTTTCTACATACTCAGTAATCTGTTTTTGAACCAGGGCAAAATTTACCTTTCCACCAGATACTTCATTCAAAAAATCTAACATTCCTTTTCTTGGGTCATTAGATTTTTCAAGTTGCTTTTTATCAAAACAGGTTTTATGAAAATATCCACTGTTCTTTTTAACAAACTCTACCTTAGTTCTATCAAACCTTTCTCTACAATATTGACAAATAACTGTGGCCAATATGATAACTCCTCTCTAATAAAATTAGCGAGAAAGTATAAACCTTCCCGCTAATTCTCTTTATACTTTATTATAACTTATTTTTTTAAATCTTTCAACTCACTAATAGCTAAATCTACTAACTCTGCTTGGTCTGGAGTAGCATCAGCAATCTTATTACCAAAACCTAAAATATTATCAATAATGCTCTTAATTCGTGGTCCGTAGTATGTTGGATTTTCTTCCATATATTCACCAGCGATAATATTAAAGCCGCTAATTAATTCTTCAATCGGTTTATCGATTTCTCGCTCTGCATATAGTTCTGCTTTTTTATCTGTTACAGCTTCGGAGCCAAAACGTTTTTCTAAAGCATCTACAGCTTCACTAATGGCCCCAACTAAGTTTTCATAAGTAAACTCAATAGAATCTGGGGTATCAGGGAATCTAGAACCTGCAACAAAACGAGGCGTTCCTCTCATAAATAATCTTGTGTGACTGTTTCCATTTTCATCTACAATTGGTCTTGCATAGCCGATAATATCAGCCATACGAGTAACAACTTTATTACCACGTTTGTCCAATGTTGGGACAATTTGGTTATACTCAGAACCTGACTCATCTTTAAACGTTTTATCTTCTGAGTGAGAGATTAAAATTAATCCATAATTTTCAACAACAATAGAGCGTAAAATTGAGTCGAATTCTTTTTCTACTAGTTGATAACCACGTCCATAAGGGATATCTGCGATTGTTTGTACCCCATTTTGGTTAGCAATATATTGCTCGCAAAAATTATATGCTAAATCTACAGTATCAATAATAATATTATAAAACTGCTCTTTAGCTTTTTCAGTTTTTAGCTGACGCAATACTTTTTTAATTTCAGCCCAAGTATTAACTGGTTGTGCAATAATGCCAGGAATTGCAGAATATCCTTTTTCTGTTGCGATTAATAAAGATTTTTCAAACTTACTTGCCATTGTAGTTTTTCCACTCTTTGGAGCACCAAAAAACATGATTGAATAACCTCTTAAATCTCTTGAAACTTTGTGCGGTTCTAATGAAAAAATATCAATATCGTTTGCCATTTTATCAATCTCCTTTTTTCTTTTTAGGAATATTTTTATTCCGACTAAAGGGTCGAAATTTTTCGACCCCTTAAGCAGTCCTAAAAGTCAAATTTTGCTCCGGCAGAAATGTTCTTTGAAGCAGCACCTGTTGCTGTTTTAGTATCTACTGTTCCAAATCCACTAGGTTTTGCAGCGTTAGAATTACGAGCTTCTACTGCTGCCCGTTGTACTTGATAAGCTTCACGACCAGACTTAATTAAATTAACTAGCTCATCTGTGATTTCTTTAGGTTCAACAGCTGCACCAGTGATAATATTTTCACGACGAGAAGTTTGTTGAATATCTACATGGGCTTCACCAAAAGCAGATTCAGTAGTTACTTCTCTACGAATAAAGTTGTTAATTACTTTGCCCCAAACTTCTAATAGAATAGGATTTGAGCCACTAGCATCTAAGCTTTCAAAGTAATTATATGCTTGTTCAGAATCAATGATAAATTTAGCAGGGAAGCAAGTGTCACGGAAATCAAAGATTTCGCCATTTAAGATATACCGTCCTGTCGTTTCTCCCTCTTGGTCTAATTCAGGGATTGGACTAGCGGTAATAAATAAATCAACGATAAATTCAGCTTTTTGAGTTGCCATAGCTCCATCATTTAAGAAGTTACCTTGAATTTGAGTTGCATCTACAACCTGTCCATCTCTTCCAACAAAAGGATTTGAACTAATATTAGATGTCATTCGATACGTAGTACCTTTTGCATTGTCGAAATCTTCCATCCATCGCAAGGCAGTATCGTAGTTTCGGTTAGGCCCTTTAGCTGTTTTATCTCGGTAAAAAGCTCTTAACGAAACATTTTGGTCGCCAGCCTTAAGAGTATAATTACCAACAATAGCGTTATAGGGTTCGCCACTAACCTTGTCATTGTATTGCCGAATTTCTAAATCAATATCTTCCAATGTTCCTACAATAGTTACTGTGTTTTTAAAAGTTGATGCCATAAATAAAAACCTCCATTTAAAATTTATATTATTTTTTATTACTTAATAAGTATAACACGAAAAGATTAGAAAGTCAAATTATTTTTTATTTGGCCCAGATTCTTTCCATCTTTTTAAAGCTACTTGCAATCTGTCGTTCACTTCATATTCTTCAAAATATCGTACTCGCTTTCTAACCATTGTAGTACCTGGGCCAGCAACCGGAGAGCTTAATCTAAATGATTCAGCAATTAATTCCTCTAATAGCTGTCTATCATATTCATGATAATATTTTTCTAGTGCCAAGTTAAAGTTTGTGAAGTCGTCCCATGTTTTACCACTGTCTGGGCTAATCTGAACGCCTGTGGTATGAACTCCCTTACTAACAGGGAAAATTCCTTCATTGTTTAAAAAACGACTTAGGTTTCTTGAAAAACTCTTGAACAATTGAACATCTGCAGTTTCATTCATAAATATTCCTCCATCAAAATATCTTTTTATTTCTTTTACCTTATATAATAATTATAACATTTTATTTGTAAAATGTCAACTATTATATAGTAGCTTTTCCAACAATAGCTTTGCCAATTTCAGCAGATATTTCGACGACTTCAGCTTCATCTTTAACACCAATATTAGAAAGGTATGTATCATAGTCCATTTCTTTATAGTGTTTTAAATCCCCATCTTCTACCATAACAGCCCCATGTACAGGACAAATTAATTGAGAGTTTGAAGAATAAACATTTCTCATGATATTTTCTTTGTCGTAGCATAGTGGACAAAATTGGTCAGAATTTACTTTTACTTGCATACCAAGTTTCCTCCTTTATTTTTTATGGGTTCATTAATCAATAAAAGAGATGTATTGTGAACTCAAATTAATCGTCCTCGACAACAACTTCTAGTTCACTTGGACTACAATTACAGTATTGCTGAAAACCATGTTCTTTACA